AAAAAACTAAAGAATTTAAAAAAATGTCAAAAGATTTAAGTAGTTTTAGAAAAAACTTTATGTAAGTAGGAGATAAATATGGAAGAAGAAATGAGACAAGGTATGATGGGAGCAGATGTTAACACATCTCCTGCTGCTGCTCAACCTATGGAACTAACTGTATCAGCCAGAGAAGTTTCAAACAATTTACAAAATCTTAAAGAGGAAGAAAGAGAATTAATTACACAATTAAATGTACCACAGTTTAGAGATTTTATGTCTAAAGTATTTGGACAAGAGTTTGGTATGGTAATGCAAGAAGCTATACCTGAACCACAAGTTTCACCGCAAGGAGAAAGCCCTGCACCTACACAAGGTCAGGGAATGATGACGCAGCCACCCTCTCAATAGAGGCCCTGCATATAGGGGGCGACCTGAATCCAACAGCACCCCGAAGGAGAATAAATGGAACAAGACAATAAAGAAACTCCTGTTGTAGAAGAAAATTCAGCAACAGAAGATGTCGCAACTCCGACTCCATATAAGCATCCTAGTAGGAACTTAATGGACAAGGAAGTCGAAACAGCAGCTACCGAGGAATCTAAGGAAGAAACTGACGAGAAGAAACCTAAAGAGGACCGCCCTGTAGGAGTAGAAGATGCCGCTTTTAAGAAGCGATATGACGATTTAAAACGGCATTATGATGAGACAATATCTAAGCACAAAGATGAAGTTCTCAAACTTAAGAAAGAAAAGGAAGCAGTTGCTTCTCAACCTATTTTTAAATCTAAAGAAGATTTAGAAGAGTGGAGAAAAGACTATCCTGATATGTATGATTCTGTTATGCAATTAACTACAGAAGCTACACTTAAATCTAAACAAGAAATGGAAGAACAATTGTTGGAAATAAAAAAACAACAATCTTCTTTGTCTAGAGATAGGGCAGAAGTAGAACTTGCTAAGAAGCATCCAGACTTTAAAGAGATTCGTGAAAGCGGAGATTTTCATGACTGGGCTTCTGTACAGGATAGTACAGTACAATCTTGGCTTTATGATAATAGTGACAATCCAAAATCTGCAGCACGTGCAATAGACTTGTACAAGTATGACAGAGGACTTTCTACTAAGAAGGTAAACTATGATGCAAAGAAAGAAGCAGCAAAAGCAGTTTCTAAAACTAAAGTATCTGAAACACCAACTGATAAGAAACAATGGACTTGGGCAGCTATTAAATCTATGAAACCAGATGAGTACTCTAAGTTTGAAGCTGACATTGATAAGGCTCATAGAGAAGGTCGCATCGTATAAACAGTTAACTCATATCAATTTTAATAATAACTAATAAATAATAGGAGAAAAAAGATGGCTTTTGATAAAGTATCAGGTAATAATAATCTAGCTAACGGAAACTTTAGCCCGATTATCTATTCCCAAAAAGTCCAGAAGTTCTTTCGTACCGCATCAGTAGTAGAAGCAATTACTAACACTGATTATGCCGGTGAGATTGAAGCTTATGGAGACACAGTAAACATCATAAAAGAACCTACTATTACTGTTAGTGCGTACTCAAGAGGAGCGGTTGTTGATGCACAAGACATCACTGATGACCAAATCCAATTGACTGTCGACCAAGCAAACGCATTTTCATTTAAAGTTGATGACATTGAGGAAAGACATTCCCATGTTAACTTTGAAAGTGTTGCAACTTCTTCTGGTGCTTATGCACTTAAGAACGCTTATGACAAAAACGTAATCGCAGCAATGGTAGCAGGAGTCAGTTCATCTGGCCCTGACCACTTACTAGGAGCAGACTCAGGCTCTGGAGAAGACCAAGATGTTGGTTTTGCTTCAGGCGAAATTGACCCAGTTGACACAATCTCTAAAGTAAATAGATTGTTAAACGCATCTGATGTACCAGAAGAGAACCGATGGTTCTTAGCAGGTCCAGAATTTGTAGAGCAATTAGGTCAAGCATCTAGCAAACTAATGAGTGATACTACAGGTAGTGCCGCACCATTAAGAAATGGTAAAGTTATTGCCGGTAAGATTATGAACATGGACGTATATATGACAAACAACTTCGCAGCAAGTTCAACTTCGAACTTCTTCAAAGTATTAGGTGGTCATATGTCATCTACAGCGACAGCTAACCATATCGCAAAGATTGAAGTTATCAGACACCCTGAAACTTTTTCTGATGTAGTTAGAGGTCTTCATGTATTTGGAAGAAAAGTACTAAGAGACAATGCTCTCGTTCTTTCACATATCAAAATAGACTAATAGGAGGTAATGATTAAATGGCAACTTTAACAGTAACAGGTAACACATCATCTCCTGCAGCACTACCAACAGGTAAGGCAGTCAGATGTGTGTCACAAGTAGTAGACTTTTCTGAGTTTACAAATGCAAGTGGTGACGTTGTACAAGTAATAGAAGTACCTGCAAACACTTTATGTTTGTATGCAGGTCTAGATGTTTTAACTGCAGATGGTGCAGGTAATTCAGGAACTCTATCACTTGGTGATGGTGCAGACGTAGATGCTTTTGTATCTGCTTCAACTGTAACCGCAGGTATGGAAGTAACTAGAGCAAGAGCAGGAGACAGTTCAATGGGTACAACATCTATTGGATATAGAGTCTATGCTGCTGCTGATACTATTGATTTAGTAATTGCAACAGGTGCAGTGAATTGTAAAGTTCGTGTATTCTGTGTACTTGCTGACTTCGATGGTGAAGGTGATTCCGAAGCACAAAAAGTAACATTTGCATAATAGCAAATAACTAGGGGGGGTTTATACCCCTCCTTTTAAAATAGACATGAAATTTTTTATAGTATTAGTTATATTATTACACGGAGAAGTATCTCCAAAACTTTTTACATATAGATTTGTAGAATTTCCAGAAGTAGAAACTTGTGATTTATTTTTAAAATCTAAAAAACCAGAATTAAAACAATCAATAGAAAGACAATTTCCAGTAGAGACCATACACTCTAGCATGATGATTTGTATGACAGCAGAAGAAATAGATGCAATTAACCAACAAAAACAGGATAGCAAATGGCAACAACAAGGACATATTTAGAATTAACTAACTTTGTACTAAATGAATTGAATGAAGTAGAACTAACAAGTTCTAACTTTGGTTCAAGTAGAGGTGTACAAACTTATGCTAAAAACTTTATTAATAAAGCTATCAATGATTTATATATGGCTGAAGTTGAATGGCCTTGGTTACATACAGACGGAACTCAAGTAGCTATTACAGGACAACAAGAGTATGATTTTCCTGCAGCATTTAGAAAAGCAAACTTTGATTCTTTTAGAATAGCACCTACTAATTTAATTACTAATGGTGAATTTACATCTGATATAAGTAGTTGGACTACAATAGCAGGTTCCGGTAGTGCAGCTTATAATTCTACAGGCAATGGTAGATTACGCTTAAATGATTTTGCAGCACATCAATCTATATCAACTATTGTAGGAGAAGTTTATAATATATCTGTTAGAGCATATGATACAAATTCTACAGGACAAGCATTTAAAGTTCAAGTAGGTACTGCAGCAGAGGGAACACAAAATTTAAATAGTACAATTACAGTTACAGATTTTGGTAATGGTGAAATACTATCAACAACATTTACAGCAACCGCAGCTACAACTTTTATAACATTAAACAATCCAAGCACAGCTACTAATATGGATGTAGATTATGTAAGAGTTAAAAGACAAGAAGAAGCAGTTAAATTAAAACCTATGACATATGATGGTTTCCTACAAGGTGCATTTAGAAAAGATGTAGCCGCTAATGATTCACAGTATGGTAGACCTTTATTTGTATATAGAACACCCGACCATAAAAGTTTTGGCTTATCCCCAATACCTAAGTTTGATGATTACACAGTATTTTATGAATACTATAAAACACATACAGAGTTATCAGCACATGGTGATACAATGGATTTACCAGATATTTATGCAGACGTAGTAGTTAATAGAGCAAAATATTATTTATATAAATTAAAAAATGATGTACCTATGGCTAATATATCTAATGCTGAATACGAAGCAGGAGTTAAAAGAATTAGAATAGAAATGTTAAATCATATTGAATATATGAAAGATACTAGAGTAAATCTTAACACTTCTAATAGAACAACAAGTAATACTTCAGTATTAACTGTAACATAGTATGGCAGCAACACAACCTTCAGTAGTTAGTTTAGGTGGAGGATTAATCTTAAACAAAGATGTGTTCTCTATGTCTCCGGGAGAGGCCCTACAACTACAAAACTTTGAACCTGATATTGAAGGTGGTTATAAAAAAATACTAGGAACTACAAAGTTTAATTCTAATATATGCCCTCAAGTATCTGCATCTACAGAAAGAGTAGTATTTACTGCAATCTTTAATGATGTAGTTTTAGCAGGTAGAGGTGGCAGCATACATAGAGCAAGTTCAGGGGATGGTAGTTGGACATCTACTATTACAAGTTTAGGTACACCTACACAAAACTATGAACATAGATTATTTAACTTTGATGGTACAGATAAAATTATTATTGCCACAGGAACATCTAGTCCACAAATATTAAACAGTTCTTTTAGTACATCTGTCGTTAGTGCATCAGGAACAGCTAACTTTAAATTTGTAGAAATATTTAAGAATCATATATTTTTTTCAGGCGATGCTAGTAACAAACAACAAATAAGTTTTATGGGTCCAACTGAAACTAATAGTTTTACGAATGGTTCAGGTGGTGGTACAATCAAGGTTGATACAGAAATTGTAGGACTAAAAGCTTTCCGTGATACTTTATTTATATTTGGCCAAGATAAAATATTTAAATTAACAGGAAGTAGTTCTTCTGATTTTGCAGTACAGCCTGTCACTAGAAATATTGGATGTGTAGATGGTAGAAGTATTCAGGAACTTGCAGGTGATGTTGTATTTCTAGCACCCGATGGTTTAAGAACTATTGCAGGTACAGATAGAATTGATGATATAGAATTAGGTACTGTATCAAAACAAATACAAAAAAGAATTAATGAAATAACTACACATAATATTAACTCAGTAGTTATTAGAAATAAATCACAATACAGATTATTTTTTCCTACATCAACTTCACAAGCAGAAGATTCATCAAGAGGATTATTATCTGTTATTAAAGCTAATCCTAATACAGGTCAATTAGGTTTTGAGTATGGTGATGTAAAAGGTTTAAAAGTTTCTAGCACTGACTCAGCATTTATATCAGGAACAGAAACAATAATATCTGGTGGTTATGATGGTTATGTATACAAACAAGAATCAGGAAATGTTTTTACACAGGCATCTACAACAGTAAATATAAGCGGTATCTATAGGTCACCCGATATGACTATGGGAGACCCCGGAATTAGAAAAAGTTTTCAAAAAGTAATTTGGAATATTGACCCAACAGGTGCATTATCATCTAGCTTTTTATTAGAGTATGATTTTAGTGATGATGAAGTACCACAACCAGAACCCTACACATTATCTCAAACAGGTAATATAGCACAGTATGGTTTAGGAGAATCTGTTTTTGGAACAGCCGTGTATGGTTCTACAGGTTCTAACTTAATTAGACAACCAGTCGAGGGGAGTGGTTTTACAGTTGCAGCAAAGATATTAGATGCAACAAGCAACAGTCCAGTAGCCTTAAAAGGTTTTGAAATGGAATTTATAGCAGGAGGAAGAAGATAACATATGGGAGCAACTTATACTAGACAGAGTTCCGCAACAATCGTTGATGGTGCTACTATCGAAGCGTCTCATTTTAATGCAGAGTTTGACCAATTATTAGCGGCATTTGCTGCTAGTACAGGACACACCCATGATGGAACTGCCAATGAAGGTGGAGCAATAACTAAGTTATTAGGTAACACTTTAACATT